CTATAGATCATTGAGAATATCGACTATCTTATTTTCTTCCTTTTCCCGCTTGTCTTCCAACAGATAGGCGTATGTTTTAGCGGTTATGGTCATGTCTTTATGGCCTAGGCGCTTTGATATGGCGTATAAATCAACGTCATTAGCTAGCAAATAGGCTACATGGCTATGTCGCAGACAGTGGAAATGGAAGTTTTTGTTAATACCTATTGCTTTTAAGGCGCGGTGTAAACCGCTATTGACGGGCGGACTTGATATTATTTTTCCCGCGGTTGAAAATACGTATTTTTTAGTGTTCCTCTGTTTTAGCTGCAGCAGCGCGGCAAGTATCTTGTTATTAACCTTGATTGTACGAACGCTTGACGGGGTTTTAGTAGGTCCTATTTGGTGCGCGCGTGAATTGTAAGTTTTCGTTATGCTGATCGTCTTAGCGTCAAAATCAATGTCCGACCATTCAAGCGCTAATATTTCGCCTAACCTCATACCGGTATAAATTGCAACGTAAATAACATAGTAGGACAAATAGCGCCCGTCTAGCTTGCTTTCAACATATTCAATCAGTCGCTTTAATTCGTCAAGTTCCAGATATTCGACTTCTTCTTTATCTTTCCACGTCTTTTCAGTCTGCAGCGTGAAATTTTTGCTGATTACTTCATCGGCCAATGCAGACTTGACGCAGGCTTTATAAGCCGATGTATAAAGAGTGACCACGCCGCGCGTGTGGTTTTTTCCTAATTCGTTGAGGAACTTCTGATAGTCGGTTCTGGTGACGTCTTTCATAGGCTTATTCTGAAAATGCTGCTCAAGAATTAATCCCGCGCTATTGTATACGCTAGCGGTGTTTGGTCTTACCTTGTTGGCTTTGTAGGTATTGAACCAGTTCCAATAATACGCAGAAAAAGCCACGCTTGCAGCCTTAGCTGCTTTATAGTCATGCTTGTATGCGTATGCTTGCGCGTCTTTCTTAGTAGTAAAGCCTTGCTTGTTTGTCGCAGCTTCCCGTTTTCGTCACGCGTAGAGATGGTGACTTTCCAACCGCTTTTTAGTTTTCTGTAGCTTGCCATTATTCCTTACTCTCATAAATATCCTTGTACTCTAAAAACCTCATGAAGTCGGCAACTATAACAATGTCAACAGAATAATCTAACATGAGTGTTTCTCTAATGCAGTCGGCTATTTTTCTTTTGACTTGATCTTTAAGCCCTGGATCTATTTTGCGAACGAATTTGAAGAACTCTTTTTCTTTAACTTTGTCCTCGTTCTGCAATTCAAAGGCAACGTAAAGAAGTTTTTTAGGAAAATATTTAACCTCACTTGAAATATATATAAAATCATTTTCATCAAAAGATAGCATTATACTTAAGTCAATTTCCAAATCCGTTAATTGCCCCGCGTCTTCCTCTTCAATTCGGCTAATTTCATCTATAGAATTAGAAAATAAAATATCATTGCTTAGTCCACTAGGGACAACAGTGCAGCTAAAGTTATCAAAAGGAACAAAAACAAGGAGTTCATTAGGGCTTATTTTAAAAAACTTGCACAGTTTGTTAATAGTATCATAGCGAATACCGTCTGTTTCATCGTTAGCCATTTTAGTTAAAGTTGGGCGGCTTATATTAAGAATGTTGTGTAACTCAGTTATAGTAACACCTTTTTTCTGCATAAGTTCGCGCAAATTATTTTTTATCATTTTTTTATCCTCCATATACCATTATAGCTTACGGGAAAATCGATTGAAAAGATTGGAAACGCTTTTTTTGACGATAAGAAACCATATGAAACCATACGAAACATTGAAACGCTTTCAAAGAAAGTAGACGTTACACGCAAAATTAGATATACCAATTTATATAATTCAAGAATCAATCTAACCTATACGTTATAATATAAGGGTTCTCAACAAATTAGTATATTGTCTTTTCTGATGTACGGGTATATAATACGCTTTGTAAGGATGTTTCGTAAAGATGTCAATGAAAACTAAACATTCATTACAATAACGTATCAGAAAGGAGCTGTTATCATGATTGACACAACAGCAGCAACAAGTAACTTGGTAGTCACGCTGACTACAGACGATTTAAAAGAGTTGGTAGAAAGTGCGGTAAATGAAGCCTTATCGGGCTTGAATGATTTTAGCGAGCAGAAATCGCCATATATCACAAAGAGATATCTTAACAAGCGGGATATATGCGAATATATGGGAGTATCACAGTCAACGCTGCAGAAATGGCTTAGACGTGGTGATTTTCCATGCGTGCGCGTAGAGGGTGTATATCGTTTCAGGGTTGATGAAGTCGAGAAATGGATAGAAGATCACCGCGGTATTGTTAAGCGCAGCAAATAGGACAACAGGAAAAGGAGAACGAAATATGAAAAAGACTTTAGAAGAAACCATTATCACGCAATTATTGAATGAACGCGGTGCAAATGAAGAAGCTATCAAGAGCGCTTGCAAATATATGAATGAGGTCACAACCGCCAACAGGAACGGGCTTTATGATGTGCTTGATGTGATTGAAGAGCTTAACGCAGGGCTTGATCTGCAATGGCTGACAGCTCACAACGCTATTGACATCAACAACGAAACAGAAAGACAGTTCGATTACTTGATTGACAGTCAAGCAGCATTGATCGAAAGAGCCAAAAATACTCTTAAGGCCTTGATCGGTGACGATGTGACGGGAAAAGAAAAGAGAGGGGAATAGATATGAATTACAATAAATTACCGCAAGAACTGATTGAAAACAAGAACTTTGGTGTTTACAGACTGGATAAGAAAGAAGAGGAGAAGAACGGACACAAATACGATAAAAAGCCAATTGTGGGTACAAGCAAGGCGGGGTGGAAGTCATTCCCTGAAGCGTTAAAGGCCTTTTACACGTTAAAGATGGCAGCTGCCGAGTGTGGTTTTTTGCTTGCCTACTACTTAGGTGGTGATGATGGTATTCACTTTTTAGATCTGGACAACATCAGAAATGACGTGCAAGAGTGCGAGAATAAGCGTGTAAGCGAGGATAACCTTATCAGACGTGTAATGTCGCTTTTAGGCCATACTTACACAGAATACAGTTCAAGCGGGAATGGGGTACATATTTTCTTCAGGGTAGAAGAAAAATTACCTCATAAAGATAAAGTCGGAGATATTGAGTTATACGATGAAAAGCGAGGGATTGCTTTAACTGGGAACACGTTGTTTGGTGTAAGTTGGCCGGTAGCAACCATCAGTATTGAAACGTACAAGCAGCTTATTAAGATGCTGGGGTTGGAAAAACCAAAGGAAAAACCACGCGCCGCGGCAGCAGCGACACCTAAGCATTATTCAACACGACCGAATAACTGGACTGAAAAAGATGCATGGGACACTTTCTATAATAAGGGGGATGCAGGGAAACGCAACGAGGCAATACAGTATATGAACGGTAACTACAGTGACCACAGTGAAGCACTTTTTAGAGTATGTTATAGATTGGTATTTCCAACAAGGGGGGATGCAAGCATGATTTATAACATGGTGGTTAATACAGCGGTAGTCACTGATAAGGACTGGGAAAAAGGACATAACACCAAATACAAAGGCTTAACGCTGCTAGAGGTGTGCATTCTCAAAGCAATTGACCGCTTTAAGGAAGATCACCCGGGTTACGCTGGTTGGCTTTTGTAATACACGTAAAAAGAAACTCACTCACTCAATCAAAGGAGAAGACCAAAAATGAACAGACAGTACAAATTATATATAAGCGGGGTTATTGATTATGAACGATATGAACAATATGAATTTAGACGAGAACAAAAATAACGGAGGTAGCAATATGACAGATGAAACTATTGAGATTACAGGTGCTACAGAAACGAAAAAAGCGCAAAAAAAAGAAGTCCCACGGGCAATGCGGACTTCACATAAAAAATCTATCAAACCTATTAACACTACTAATAATAGCGTTAATAAGGTTGAATGTCAAGAGGTTGCTAGCAAAAACAATCATAGAGTTACAAATGATATGTTTGATGATGCGGCTAACAAGCAAGCATACGAAAATAGCAAGAAAAAGAAGATTGATCGTAACCGATCAGAGCTTGATTACAAAGTAAGATATAACAAGGCTACAGGGAACTATGAAATAACTGGAGTTAAAACAACGCTAGCCAACGCTGTTATTATCCTTGAGGAATGGCAACGATACAGGGATGTTTTTGGCCTGAATGAAATTGATAACAAGGTTTACACGTTGCGACCTTTTACCACGCTTAGAGATGGGAAGAAATACAAAGCGTTAAAGCCTGTTGATGATGATCTGTATAATAATATCAATGTAGATATTGCAAGCTCAACTATGCCGAATTACTATCACGCTGATTTTTCATCAGACACACTTCAAAGAGCTGTAAGAGTCGTTGCTCAAAAGAACAAATTTAATCCGTTGCAATCGTGGATCGAAAAAACAAAATGGGATGGGCAGCGGAGAATGGAAAGACTATTTATTGACGCTTTCGCAGCCGAAGATACTCAATTTACGCGCAACGCAGGTAAATTATTGATGATGGGGCTTGTCGGCCGCGTATATGATCAGGGCTGCAAGTACGATAATATGACGGTGCTATATGGGTTGCAAGGTGTTAGGAAGTCTACATTATGCCAAATGCTGACGCTACCCGATTATTATTGTGAAAGTATTAAACAGTACACCACAGAAAACAAAGATGTCACGATGAAACTACAGGGGGCGCACGTGGTCGAATTGGCCGAATTGGCAGGGCTTAGCAAAACGGAAATAGAAACGATGAAAGCCTTTATCACTGAAACTAAATACGATTACAGAAAACCATACGGGCGCGAAGTCGAAACGGTACGCGCTCACCATGTTTTCATTGGGACTACAAATAATAACGGTTTTCTGAAAGACGTTACAGGCGACAGGCGCTTTACTGTTATTCGTTGCAACAAAAAACTTGACCTGAACACGATCACCAAAGAATATATTGAACAACTGTATGCAGAAGCGTTGACCGTATGGAATGCGGCAAAGAATAAAAGTGCATTGCTTAATCCTGACAATGATGAAGAATATCCTAACTTTAGCGCAGACCGCGAGGAAGTCAACAAGGAATACACGGAAGATAATCCGTATGTAGATATGGCCGACTTCTTCATTAATCAAATGCCTGTACCGGACAACTGGTATAAGCTCAACGATGAAAACAAAAGATATTTCAAAGAATACGTATATAAAGAAAGAAATTGCGGTAAAAGTTTAGAAGAGATTGCACGCGCTTATGCCCCTAAAGAGTTCTCAGCAACAGGCGACTTTAAAACGCTTGCCGAACGGGGCAAATTCCAGAAAGAAGATCTATTAAACATTCTTTTCAAGAATGAGGGATATAAGAAACAGTCGGCTGTAAAGCAAGCGACAGAGTGGTTATGCAGCAACGGGTGGAGGCGTAACGTTACGTGTTCATTCTCTGGAGTAAAGGCAAAAGGCTTTAAGAAAGTTGAATAAGATGCACAAAACAGGTGATTATAAATCATCTGTTTTTTTTATGTCGCAAGGGAGTAGTGAAACGCGACAGCCTGTAAAGTTAAGCAATGACTATAGTGTAGACATCGCTGTATAAGGAGGTCACTCAGTGTGACCGCAGACATTCTCAGGTACCAAAGAAAATATAGCTTTTAACGTCATTTTTAAGTATGCCAATAGTTAGGTGATACCTAAATTAAATATGAACTTTTTGTGAACAAACTTGACTATCTTTGACCTTTAAGACGCTAAATTTGCTTATTTTCAAACATGAAAGCGTTTAAAAAGGTTACCGTATAGTTACCCTAAAATGCCTATATGACGGGTTTTTTAAGATAACGGTAACCTAGGGTAACCAAAAAAAGGTTACCGCTTCTCCCTACTCTCTCAAGGGATTAACCCTTACGGTAACCAAAAACAGCCAATAGCTACTAAACTTTCAAAAAAATATTCAGACAGGAACAAAAAAATAAAAAGTTAGAGGAGATATCTCAAAAATTAGGTTACCATGGGGGTTGAACCTTACAGCCGCAAGGGAATAGCGGTAACCTCAAAAAAGGTTACCCCTCAAAAAAGGTTACCTATACCAATGTAGCAAACAAGCGCCTTTGCCGCACAGGCCGTGGTTTTCAAAAAAGAAAAACTAGGAAAAGCCACGCCCGCAGCCATGACCGCTACTTTGTTATGACCACCACACCACATGAACCACCATTGTAAGGAGTATGCAAATCCTAAGTCCATCAAATGGATTTAGAGAAAGCCACACGCAAACGGGGATTATACTACAGATGTGTTATACTTATAGTATGAATTAGAAAGAACTTATAGGAGTGGTGACGATGCTTAAATATGATTTATCCAGAATGAAACAGACAATCGAATTAGGAACGATGCAAGAAGATGATTTTTCACCTGAACCCGATTCAACGCCTACATTCAAAACAGGTGCTAAGGTGCGCTGCGGGAGTTATATTCTAACGTCAAGCCAATATGAAAGTGTTTTACTAGGTAGCATAACAAAGACAACTGTTAACGTGGTAATCAGACATAGAAGAGATATAACTAACTATACTCATGCAAAGCTGAACGACATCACATATAAGATAAGTGCTATTCAAACTGATGATAGGATCAACGCTTTTGACGTTTTAACGCTGATGAAAGAAGATGCAGGTTAATATGTTGATGAAGCTATGCAATCATATAGGCTGCAGACAATGGATAACAGCCAATGAGAAATACTGTAGTGAACACAAGGAGCAGCACAAGCCAAAGCCGAAGTTAAAGAGAACTCCGCGGAAGAAATACAAGAATGATAAGTTCTATCACAGTAAGCAATGGGAGAAGCTAAGGAAGATGCACCTAATTCAAGAGCCATTCTGTAGGTCATGTAAGGCTAGAGGGATATATAAAGCCGCGCAAATGGTGGATCATATCAGGCCAATAAATGACGGTGGAGCTAAGCTAGACGATGCTAACTTACAATCTTTATGCTTTGCTTGCCATAACCGTAAGACTAAGCAAGAACAGCGGGAACACTTGAGAGAGTAGAGCGGACAGCAAGAACGCGCGTTCAAAAAGAGGGGGCGTAGGGCCGAAACAGGGGACCGGTGGAGGGGAGTCAATTCCTTAATTTAGTTTACAAATGTGAACTAATCTATCATTATCTGCTTATCATCCCATAAGAAACGTGTTATAATTAATTATAAGTAAAAAACTTTAAGGAGGGGTCAAGATGGCTAGGCCATTGACTACAAAATACAATGCTGCTAAGACAAAAGCCGACTTGCAAGCGCGAGAAATGGCGGTCAAGATGGCCAACAAAGGCGAACCTATCGGACAAGCGCCCGAATGGTTATCAGATGTCGCTAAAGCCGAATACAACAGAGTAGCACCACAGATCAACTTGATTGATTTAGACGTTGCTTTGCTATCCAATTATTGCGTGTTGTATGAGAACCTTAGGAACATCGAACAAAGCCTGACTGAAACGGGAACGGTGATAGATGGTAAGCCTAATCCATTGATCAGGTCGCTTAACGAAACAAGCGCAAGGTTGCGCAGCGTAGCTAACGATTTGGGGCTATCACCACAGGCAAGGCTTAAAATCTCTGTTAAAAAGGTTGATGAGGCGCGTTCTAAGGACCCGTTCAAAGAGTTGATGATGAATGAACCATGATAGAGCTGCAGAATACGCGTATAACACGCTTAACGGAGCCATAATATCATGCGAAACCGTTAAACAGGCAAGCAAGCGCTTCTTGAATGACCTTGACCGACAAGATACGGAAGATTTTCCATATCATTATAATGCTGAATATGCCGAAAACGTATGTAAGTTTATTGAACTTCTACCGACCGACAACAGAGAAAAATTAAAGCTGCTACCGTTCCAATCGTTCCTTATCTGCAATTTGTTTGGGTGGAGAACGCAAGATAACGGTATGAGATTTAAAACTCTCTTATATTCATGTGCGAGGAAGTCGGGTAAATCGTTTCTGGTCGCTTCAATCTCATTGGTGTACCTATGCCTAGAGCGTGGCTTTTCAAAACAAGTACTATTTACCGCGGGTAGTCTGCAGCAAGCACACCTAGCTTTTGATAAAGCCAAAAATCAATTAAGGAATATGCAGCAAGTATCACCGGCAATATGCGAACGGTTTAAGATCACGTCTGAAAAGATATTAGATAAAGATACGGACAGTTTCGCGGTGCCGCTTGCTACTAACGGGAACACAGGCCGCCTAGATGGCTATGGCGCTGACTTTGCAGTAATGGATGAATGCGGCAATATTCCTAATAAGGTGTTCACGGACACAAAACAAGCGCTTGAAACGGGTATGATCCAGAACCCTAATGCGGTGTTATGCATGATAAGCACAGCCGGAACAAGTGTTAATTCGTTTAAATCAGAATGCGAGTATGCCAAAAAGATATTGAGCGGCAAGGTCGAAAATGAGCGCTACTTGGCGCTGATCTATAGCCTAGATGGCGAGGAAGAGTTTCTAGATAAAAAGTTATGGGTTAAGGCTAATCCGATTATAGCTGATGCCGAAATAGGCGGAACGATGCTAGAAAAGATTGAAAATGACGTTCAGACCGCAACGCAGCAAGGCGACTTATCCAACGTACTTGTTAAAAACTTCAATATCTGGAAACAGGTAACAGAAAACCCGTTTATCGAAATGTCGGAATGGAAGAAAGCAGAAACAAGCAAGATGGATATACGCGGCAAGGATTGTTATATCGGTATTGACCTATCAGTTAGGAACGATTTAACCGCTATATCGTGGATAGTGCCGCTTGATAATGGCGAATGGTACGCTGATAGCTTTTCTTTCATTGGAACATCTAAAGGAATTGAACGCAAGGAACGAACAGACGAGTTTAATTATCGTCAAGCTGCTAAACGGGGAGAATGCGAGCTATCAACGTTAGAGAGCGGTATTATCGATTATGATAGAGTGTTTGACTGGTTGATGAACTTCATCGAAGATAACCGCTTGAATGTATTGGGTATTGGGTACGATCCATATAACAGCAACTCTCTTGTTGCAAAACTGGATAAATCACCATTGCCGCTGATAGCAGTAAGACAAGGCCCGTTAACGCTTAACGTTCCCACCCGCGGTTTTCATGATATGCTGCTAAGCGGTAAGATACACCATGCAAAAAACAAGCTGCTAGACTATGCAGCCGCCAATGCAACGGTGAAGATTATTAATAACAATTGGCTGCTACAGAAAACAAGTAAGATGAGCGGCAAACATATAGATCCGATGGCCGCTTTGATTGATAGTTATGTAATAGGTATGGACTATTTCGACAAGCAAGAAAATAACGAAGAAATGGATAACTATTATAGTAAAGACTTTAGTTTTTAGGGGGTGAGAAAAAATGCTTTTTAGATCTAAAAAACAAACTAAAACGGTTGCTGATCCAGTCGCCGAAGCGGTAGTTAGCTACATAAGCAATGACGGTTACGGGAGCGCAATTCTCAAGACGTCTGCTTTATATGCTGCTATTGATTGCATCGCGTCTGATGTGGCTAGCTGCAGAGTGATCGCAGATACTCCCACGCTAGCAAAGAACCTAAGCGACCGTAATTTATTGTTTGCCATCGTTTATAATATGCTGCTTAATGGTAATGCGTATGTGGCTATTAATGGCAATGGCAAATTTACGCTGATCGACAATAGCAGAATTGAATTAGCTTATGACAATGAAACGAACGCGGTTAAATATTACGTTGACAAAAAAGAGGTGCCGCGTGATAAACTTTTACACTTCTTCTCATTTACTAAAAACGGGGCGTATGGAATATCAAAATTATACCCGTTGAGAGAAACGCTTAAAGCCGACAAAGCCTTGAATGATCTGTTATCTTCCTATTTAACCGTAGGATTGAGAGGAACAACGGTAATCAAACTACCTGAAACGCTGACGAGCAAAGAAAGCAAAGACAAGGTGCGTCAAGAGTTCGACAAAGCAACATCGGGAGAACGTGCAATGAGTTCAATAGTTATTGATGCCGGACAAGAAGTAACCACGTTACCGCTTAATACTGATGCATTGAACGTTATCGACAAAGTGAATGACATTGTAGTTAGACGTATTGCAGCGCAGTTTGGCTTGCCGGTTGAAAAGTTGGGAGTGGAAAACAGCCATAGCAACGTCAATCAATCGACACAGGCAAGCTATTTAAAAGGTACGCTGCAGCATATCTTTGATTGCCTGACAAGAGAATTTACCGACAAGCTAGGCAATCATAACTTTAGCTTTGACACTTCCAACTTAATCAGTGTAGACCCGGCAGCTTTGCAAGAACAAGCTATCAATGGATATAACAACGGGCTGCTAACGCTGAATGAAGCGCGCAAGATGATTAATCTTGACGAGGTGCCGAATGGCAATCAATTTAAAGGAGTGATGAATGATGATCATTGAAAAACGTTTATCAAAAGTCGAAGTACGCGACAACGAACCGGAAACAGACGAAGAGAACGGACAAGGTAAAGTTATTAGTGGCTATGCTATCTTGTTTAACGAGCCATCGCAGCCGATGCCGGTTGATAATAGCACATTCACAGAAACGATCTCACCGCAAGCGCTGCAGGGCGTGGATTTATCAAAGTTGGTCATGATCTACAATCATGATTATGCAAACATTTTAGCTAGCGTTAAGGCGGGGACCTTAGATGTCAATGTAGACGAAAAAGGGCTTGCATTCAAGGCTACCCTACCAGATACCACGGTAGCAAATGACGTTTACGAAAACATCAAAGCGGGCAATCTTGACAGCATGAGTTTTGGGTTTTCAGTACTAGCTGACGAATGGCAGCAAGCCGATGATGGAAGTTACACAAGACAAATCGACAAGATCGAGAATCTATATGAGTTATCAGTAGTAACGCTTCCCGCCTATGACGGTACAGAGTTAACAGTTGACACAAGGAATTTAAAGATTAACAAGGAGGATAACAATATGTTCCAAAAAGTAAAATCAGAAGAAACAGTAACACCAGTACAGGCTTTTGATAAATATGTACGCAATGCCGGCAACGTTGACGCGGAAACACGTGCAGCAATCACAACAACTGAAATCGGGGCGGTACTTCCAAAAGAAGTTATCGAACCCGCTTTTGAACTTAAAAACAATCCTGATGCGCTAGCCAACTTTGCAACGGTGCTTAATGTTTCCAATAATGCCGGATCTTTGCCCGTTGTAACGTCTGACGATACAACAGTTTTAGCAACGAAAGCGGAAGCTGCAGAAATGGCAGACGTTGATTACACAATCAAATCAGTTGATTATAAAGTACAGACGCGCGCGGGGCGTATCGTTGTATCAGACGAAGCCCGCGAAGATGCCGCTGTAGACATTGTAGGATTGTGCAAGGGTCAACTTCAAAAGTTAGTTCAGAATACAGATAACCAAAACATTCTTAAATTGTTGGGAACACTCACCGCTAAAACCGCTAAAACGATTGATGATCTTAAGACGGTGTTCAATGTGGATCTAAACCCGGCCTTAACAGACAGCGCAACATGGGTAGTCAATTCTACCGCGTTTAATACCCTTGACCAATTGAAAGACACGCAAGGCCGCTATTTATTGCAGCCTGATGTTACAGCCCCGTCTGGTTATTCATTGTTTGGTCGGCCCGTGGTCCGTGTGGCTAACAACGTATGGAATGCGGCAATCTCAAAGGGTGCTAACATGGTATTAGCTGACGTATCGCAAGCGGTAGCAATCTTCAGACGGGCGCAAGTATCGTTCGATTGGGAGAAATTCGACAATTACGCTTCAGGATTGGCTATCGTAACGCGTGACGATTACAAACTGATTGATGAAAACGCAGGCTTTGCTATCACGTTCAATGCAGCCGCAGCCTAACAGGATATTCTAACAGGGGGGCTTAAATTAAGGCTCCCGTTGTTTTACAAGCGTGAAAACTTTTACGGTTGCGAGGAGGTGACAGCATGATTAAAACTGACGATGTGAGAAACAGCTTATACATTGACGAGGGCGAAGATGAACAACTACTG